ATACAATTACCATAACAATACATAAGTATATGTACTGGCAAGAACTTAGCTCATATAAAGAACACCGGAAGAAGGAGGCCGCTAAGGACCAAAAACCGCCGAGAAATCGCCTACATATTGAACCAACCAACCAACCAACCAACCAGCGGATTTTGGAAAAAGTCAAAGATATTTCGCAGGGAATCAAGGAACCAGGGCCGGTCGTTAAAGACGAAAGGACGAGAGAACAGATACTCAAGGACGACCCACCGCGAGAAGTCCTAAGAGACGAAAAGGGAGAGCCGATTATTCCCCTCCGGTGGGCAGACGACGGGACCTTAGTCCTCAAGAGGCCGACAAATGTCAGACCAACTTGACGCCGAGCGGTCGGTTTTGGGACTAATCCTAAAAGGGGCTAATTTCGGTACTGTTTTGGCTATTGTCAAAAACGCTGATTTTCTGTCGGTCCCAAAGCATCAGTACATTTTCGATGCGATGGAAAGCCTATATCGGTTTGGCGAACCACTGGATGTAATTACCGTCAAGAACCAACTTAGGTTGAATCAGAAAATTGACGACTGTGGTGGCGCCGCCTATCTTGTCGAATTAGCCGATTCAGTATTCACAGACTGGAATATCGAGGCCCATGCGGAATTGATCGCCGAACAATTCCGGCTTCGGTATCTAAAAAAATCCCTTGCCGACATCAGTCTGAAACTAACCACTAACGGAACGGAGTCCTCTGAGATAATCGGCCTCACCTACCAAGCCATTAACGAAGTAGAAGCCACCAAGCGATTACGGGCGGTTAAGTTGTCGGATATCGCTGGCAAGCACATAAACAGCGTTCTCGCCGGACCACAGAAAGACGGCGGGCGCTTGATTCAAACCCGCTTACCGGACCTTGACGACAAGATAGGCGGTCTGTTTAGGGGTGAGATGGTTATCATCGGCGGCCCGGCATCTATGGGAAAAACGATGCTGGCGGTTGATATTTGCTTGTGGAACCAGAACTATGGGCGAGCTTGTTTCATCGTATCAATCGACCAAACCGAAGAATCATTGGTTATGCGTATGATTACAAACATGACCGGCGTTTCAAAAACAGACATGAAGCGGGGACTTAGCAAAATCCAGCAGGATTTAGTCTCACACGAAGCGGCGGTATTGGCCACCTACGCCAATGTGACTATTTCCGACAGCGCGGAGCAGACAATTCTCGATATTCGGGCGATGGCCCGACAGATTAAGCGTCAGTGTGGCCTTGATATTCTTGTCGTGGATTATATTCAGATGATTCCCGACCACAAGAAAGCGGAGCGGCGCGATTTGGGACTTGGAGAAATCAGCCGTCAACTAAAAGCGACAGCGAAGGAGCTTGATTGCGTCGTGTTGTGTATTTCACAGATCAACCGACAATTTGCCCTTCGGAATATCAATCCCAACAAGGGGGAATGGGCGTTCCCCCGACCGAGCGACCTAAAAGACTCCGGTGCATTGGAGCAGGACGCGAATATGATAATCTTCCCCTGGGTGCCGGAAGAACTGGTCAAGAAACACTATGGGGAAACCAGTGACCAGTACAAAAACCTATGTCGAGACATACCTAACTTTTCTCAACTTGCTTACATGGTTGTAGCCAAGAATAAAGACGGGTGGACAGGGATAGTCGAATGTCGCAGGGATGCGGCCCACCAAAAGTTTTACTGTGAGGACAGGATACATGTTGGACGAGACTAAAAATCTCAAGCACTTACTCCGCTTGGCGGGCATTCCCGAAAAGAGCCACGACTGGCAAGATTACGAACGGGCGAAGCGATTGCTTGGCGGCAGGTGGATGGAGCCGTGGCATTATGAGCGAGCAATTCAAATCATAACCGAATACGTAGGAGTGTGAGTATGGCGACATTTATTGAAGCGATGAAGTGGCTCAGCGAGGGGAAGAGGGTGACGCAACCCTGGTTGGGAGATGTTTTTTTCTCTACCAGAAAAGCAAAAGTAATTGGGTTTCAACGCGACAAGCATCCAGCCTTCCTACCTGCATATTTTACGCAACAACAAACAAGAGCAAATGACTGGAAGCTTTACGAATCGCCCGTCCGCTACTTTGATGGGGCTGAGGCGATACGGCTGATGAAAGAGGGGAAAACGGTTATGTGTGGGGGCCATGAGTTCTCTCTTCGTGATAATAGGCTTTATAGTTACAACAGACAGATTGACGCCCTGATAGTAGATTTCCTTGTTTCCGAGAGGTGGCACCTTGCGAAGGCGATGGACTGATGGATGTTCGTCAATTCGCCTACGACGGGATGTATGGGCGACGTACGATGCGAGATTCGTTGAGGCCATGTTTGTGACCGCCGATTTCAACGGATTGGGGTGCGCATGATAACGCTCGACCTGCCCATTAATCTCCCGTCCGTTCGCTCGGACCCACGATTCAACAAGTACCGGTTGGCGAAGATTCGCAACATCCAGATTGCCAACTGCGCGGGACAGTTTCTTTTGGTTATGAAAGCGCATGGACTGAGTAAGATAGCGGAACTGTTTCCTGTGTGGGGCAAAGTGAAGATTCACGCCGACGTATATCGAAAGCGCACATTGGACGATGACAACCTGTTGATGTCTGTAAACAAACTCTTGATAGACCCGATGGTCCGCGACAAGATGCTGACCTCGGACGCAAAAAGCAAGGTGAGGCTGACTGCGACGTGCATAACGTCAAAAGACCCACATATCACTTTAATCTTTTCACAATGTGAGGAATGAAATGCCGAAACACAAGAAACTGCCAAGTCAGATATTCGTCTATCTCGAAGAAGATGGGGAGAGCGAATATTTCTTAGCGCATGAGACTGTTGCCGAGGTTGACGAAGCAACACAAAACGACGGACGACCCGTTGGCGTATACAAACTTGAACGTACAATCCATCTGAAGCGGAAAGTAGAGATCAAATGAACGTACTGGCTGACGCAAATCAAGCGCGATGAAATTGTAGGAGTGGAAGAATGAACAAGGACCGAGTAGAAAAGGTCACACGAACGCTTCGTTGTGACCTAACGAATGATGAGCGGCTGAAGTTTGGAGGGGAACTGGCCGACGCGAATCAAGCGCATATTGAAATTGACGCCGATAAAACAGAAGCAATGGCCGATTTCAAGGTGAGACTGTCAACACTTGAAGCCGAGATTGTCAGATTGTGCCGTATCGTGCGAGACGGTTATGAGTTACGGCCGATTAAATGTGAAATGCGTTTTGATGTCCCAGATATTGGCCGCGTGTCGATAATTCGGTTAGACAACGAGGAAATCGTTACCGAGCGTGCTATGAGTGAGGATGAATTACGAGAAGCGATGCAATTAGAGGAGCAGAGATGAACGTATTGGCAAAGGAAATCTGTGACCAGCTTATCAAGGGCGATCAGTGGTGAGGATTTCTTTGTCTCGGCACTGTAAGAGAAACTCACATAGATCGGTTAAAACTGTGGCCTCGTATCCGTAAGCTGATCGTCCCCCATGTGGGGGCTGAAAGAGAATCGGATTATTCAAGCGCGCCACTAATTCTTTGGCTTCTATGCCCTTAACCTCAAGACGACCCGTTAAGTTGATTAATCTGCGCGCGCCGGTCTCTACGGCACCTCCCGATGACATGCCTATGCTTCTTTGAAGACCCCGCTGGGAAATAACTCGTGTTTCATCTTCGGACTGTCCCAGATTAAGGTAGTAGGCCATTAAATGATTGACAAGTTGCTCAGTATAATACGAGATTGTCCTTTGGTTGGAAGGACAAAAGGTGTGAGTCACGATTTTGATTTGAGTGAAACAAAGCAAGCAGCCCAAAACGCCGCCAAAGAAATGCTAAAAGCTTGTTGGGCGCCAGAGAAGTTCCCGGTTGACCCCTACTCCATAGCGGAGAAGGCGGGAGCGCAAGTAACGTTCATAGAATTGCCGAACGATGTTGCCGGTGGGCTATTGAAAGAGCCCGATTCAACGCCAATTATTTTCATCAATCAGGCCGATCATCCAAACCGGAAAAGATTCACTTGTGCTCACGAGCTCGGTCACTTCTATAAACGATTTACGGATAAGCACTATGAATACTATGACAATCGCAATGCGATGTCTTCAAGCGGCGAAAATGTCGAAGAGGTTTTCGCAAATCAATTTGCCGCCAATCTGTTAATGCCTGAAGAAGCCGTAAAAGCGAAATTCTCCGAGCTTCGAGCCGCTCACAATGAAACCATAGCCGCCATAGTCTCGACCTCCCACTTTGGCGTTTCCCAAGAAGCACTGAATTTTCGGCTAAATAACCTTGGACTCATCTGAACAACAAATTCCCGATGAAACCTGTTGCGCTTCCGTCAAAGCGCCCTTTTCTCGCGCTTTAAGCCAGATATTACAAACTTCCGGTAAGAGTGTTGCCGGAATACCTTGAGCCTTGCCTCCCGTTTTGGTTATGTAAGTTATTGGCGTTAAAAGCGTTTCGCGGACATTATCGGTGATGTATGGAGCAAGATTCTTTGCTGAAATATACTCCGGAAGCAAAGCGCCTTTTTCGCCGCCTTCTCGCTTCTTTTTCCAGTGCGCACCACTACCTTTTCTGCCAAGCGAATTTGCGACATTATGTTCAATCAATATTCTCGTGCCATCATCGAGATTGGCGCAGCCGATTTCAAATCCTCCCTTTCAAGCAACTGTTTTGTGTCAAAAATGACACACCTGTGTCAAATTTGCCACAAATCTCTTGACAGATAGCATAAAATCACTTATGCCCTAAAATTGTGCAAAAGAAAATGGGCAGGCCTAAAAAACCAATCGACTGGAGTAAGGTCGATGACCTCTGTGGCATCGTCTGCACGGAAGCCGAAATAGTGTCCCTTATGAAGGTCGGAGTCTCAACTCTCGCAAGAGCTTGCGAAGCCGACCACGGAATGACTTTTGAACAATACTATAAAATCAAAACAGACGGGGCCAAGTCAAGTCTAAGGCGGGCACAGTATAAGCTCGCTCTGGCCGGAAACCCTACAATGCTTATCTGGCTTGGAAAGCAGATGCTCGGACAGAAGGATCGAAACGACTGGACTGGCACCTTGCAAGTAACTGACGTTGACTCAATCCGTCAGGCCAGTATCGAAAGAGCTGTAGAGAAGGCAAGGGCGAAGTGAAACCGTTTAAGCCGTTGATTGATATAGGTTTCTGGCGTGCTATCAAGTTGCAAGCAGGTTAATAGCAGGGTGGCGGAATAGATTGATGAAATTTGCGGCGCGCCGAATTTCTTCTGGGACTAACTTCAGTGGAGAGAAGAACCAAGACGGGGAACCAATAGATTAGTTTAGGACTATGTTTCCCCTCCCTATCCCCTTTGAGGTGTATTGAATTAATATTGAATTAATATTAATTAAGGAGATTTTGAAAAGCGTGTCAACAAAAACTTTTAAGAAAAATGTAAGTCGATGAACGGCAACGTAAAATGACCCCCGCAGAATCTCTTGGCCTTACCGACCTACAGTTCCACATGGTCCAGTACATGCCGGAGGTCTTTATCGACTACTCGGCAACGTTCCACGCCGAAATGTCAAAGCTGCTGGTTGACTTCTCAGTCGAGAAGCTGGCCATCGAGGCATTCCGGGGGTCGGCCAAGTCCGCCTACATGAGTAAGGGGCTTCTCTCTTACTGCCCCACCATGCGGGCACCAGACGGCTCCTATCTTCTCGACAAGGCCTTTGTGTTCACCCAGTCCGGCGGTCCGGGATCGCTGGCCTTTCAGTGGATGGAGTTCTTTAAGTCACTCATATCGGGAGAATTGGATAATCAACGGCTCTATCAGCATGACTACGGATTCAAGGCGTCTCAGCCCTGGACACAGAGCCATTGCCGGATAACTCGGCCCGGCGGGGCAGACTTTGAGGTGCGAATACAGGGCAAGGGCGGGTCAACCCGTGGCGCTCGTGACCCCAAAGCCATCATTCTATTGGACGACATTCAGGACGCCGCCGACCAGACATCAGAGGCAATTCTGACTTCCGACGAAATGTGGCTGATTAACGATGTTTACCCTATGCTCTTAGCTGGCCAGCCAATGCGGGCAATCGGGCAGAACTTGTCCGCCGATTCCATTATGTCGAGGATAGAGCGGATGCCGAGCTTCAAATATGTGCGGTTCCCGATAGAGACCTTTGTTGGCTCAGGCGTCTCGGTTTGGCCAGGCCACTATTCGGATGTCTGGCTCGAAGCACAGAAAAGGGATATGGGGATCGACAGATTTAACGCCGAGTACAACTGTGTTCCGATGGTGTCGGGGAACCCTATTTTCCGCAAGGACTGGTTCAAGACATACGACCCCAACTCAGTTCAATGGGAGCGTATCAAGAACGGTTATCTCTATACGGTTATGGGGTTTGACGGGGCAGACAGCAAGTCGGAAGCCGCCTGTGAGACGGCCATCATCGTCGTCAGTGCTACTGCCGATGCCGACCCTGATGTCTACCTAAGAACCGTTAAGCACGACCATTGGACCCTGAAACAGGCGGTCGGTCAGTTATTCCAAACCGCAAGGGACATCGAGGTACATTCTACCCAAGTCGAAAGCAGAGTGAAAGAGGGGAATATGGGGCCGTACGAAGAGGAAATCAGGTCACAGGAGGCCTTGCTTCGCGAGTCCCTGAACGCAACCTATGTCCGGCCGACCCACGACAAGGTAACGCGGGCGCTGTACGCCCAACCGATAATTCAGAGGGGTAAGTTCCACTACAATCCCCAAGACCAGTCTCATGTAGCTTTCGTTACGCAGATGTGCATGTTCACGGGCACGCAACGGTTCCCGGCGGACATGGTAGACGCTGGGGTGCATGCGTTGACACAGATAAAAGAACATAGTGGTAAATCAACGAAACGTGTGACCGGCGGTATTGTTGCTCCCCACGCGGTTGCCCAAAGGGACGAACATACGGGGATACTGTTGTGACCGAAGAAGTTAAAGTTGAGGAAGAAATAGCGTCGTATCTGACCGAGGATGACTACCGGATTATCATCAAGGACAGCATGCAGAGAAACATTGGGAATCTTATGGTACCGCGCGGCATGATACTGAATGACCACAACCTCTTGGACAACATAGCCAAAGCCGTGTTTGCCCGCATCTACAAGCACCAGAAACGAGGCGGCAATGGAACTCATTGATCTTGATAAGGCCGACGCCGTTTCGGTCGTAAATGACTTTTACTGGATAGCAAAAGAGTACCAAAACCCTCGCTTCGTCCAGTCCCGGAGGGATTATATGGCTTACCATGCCATCAGGAACCTGTCCGGTGCCGACATGACTACCCCCAATGTGGCGATCCCCAAACTCTTTTCGGTGGTTGAGTCTGAAACGCCCTCCGAAATGAAGGGTTTGTTTCCCCGGCGGCCGTATGCCGAGTGGGAGGCCATGCGGAAGAAAGATTATGGTCTCTTGTCTCAGTGGCAGAATCAGCTTTTGGACTTTTACCTTGAGACCGGCGGGTTTATGGTCGAGATGTTTTTGGCCATGAAGATTAAGCGGCTGTACGGTACGGCATTTATGGAGGCAGTTCCGTATTACGAAACAATCACCGAAGCTGGGGGGACAGTCAATGCTTGGGGCGGGTTGGACATCACCAAAAAGCAGGTTGAGCGGCTTAGGTTTCGGCACGAATGCTTTGCGCCTTGGGACATATTCTTTCACCCGTTGACTCGGAACCTGGAAGACAAGAAAGGCTGTCCGGGCCTTCTCAAGTTCCGGCTGATGTCAAAGCGGGATATCATTCGGGATGCACCGAAATACTATCCCCAGATGGATTTGCAGAAAGCCCGGCAATCGGACTGGTCACAGTTCCGCGACCATGAAGGGTATAAGATACTCCGAGAGTGGGGGCTTGATGAGCCTCAGTACGATTCTGATTTCGCTCTGGTGGTCAGTCTTGAGACGCCTGACAGGTATGCGGATATTCTGAATGGTACGTTGCTTATGAGGGAATCGACGAGCAACCCCTTCAATCACGGGAAAGTCAATCTGAGTCGAGTAATACATACCGTTGACCCGCATACTCAAAACAGACTGTGGGGCATAGGAGAGGCGAAACCTTCTGAGGCCATGACTCACTTGCTCAATGTCTGGTGGTCTCTCATGCTGGCCAAACAAGCCTTTGAGTCTCAACCGGTTGTGTTTTTCGACGAAGACAGGTTGAACAAAGAGGACTTGCGGTGGACGCAGCATAACCGAATCCCCGTTAAAAGAGACGCGACAATGGCCACGCGGCCAATCTCGGACTCTTTCTATGTTCATTCCGGCACGGGTGTTCCGGCGTCCGAGTTTGCGATTGTAGACAAAATCGAGCGGCAGATTGATGAGGCGGCTGTCTTTTTCAATCCCCGTCCTCAGGAAAGAGGCGCGCAGAATCCCACCGCCACAGAGGTTATGAAGGCAGATAGTAAGGGATCGGCTAAACAGGAGTACATGGTATGGCTTGCCGAACAGGTTTTCATCAAAGAACACACCTCGAAACTGATGTCGTCGATTGACCAGTTTTCCACGATTGACGACAAGGCCGAGGTGTTGGGGCCGGAGATAGCCGGGTTTGTGGCGACGGTCAACCCGCAGGAGATACCGGGCGGGTCGAGGTTTCTTTTCAAGGGGTCTGGCAGGCTGGCGAATCAGATTATCAAACAGCAGAACCTCATGGCGCTTAATCCGATTATTCAGTCAACGACGAATATGCCCTACCTTAGACAAACCCTTGAAGCCTTTGACTTTACGGCCGAGGAAATTCAGGAAGTTCTACAGTGGAAACAACAGGAGATGATGGCTCAGGCGCAAGCGGCCCAGATTGAGGCTGAGACAAGCGCCGTGGTGGCCCGGTCGAAGTTGAATCCTCCGACAAAAGCTACCGATGACACCGGAGCTGAGCAGAGAGGGATGCAGAGAACGGCGGAAAGGGCTTTGGCATGATTACCGAGTTCATGCGGAAATTACAGGAAACGATGTCTTACGTAAAGCCAAAGCGGTTTGGTAAGGACATTGACAAGCATTTCAGGGAGATTCAAGAGGGAATCAAGCAGAGTCAGTCGATTCGGGAAATGAGACAACACCCCGGATGGATTGAAGCGAGGGAACGGTTTCTTTCGCAAATTCTGCGGTGTGACAGGATGCTTGTAACTTTGGCAATTGACGAGAAAGCGGATAAAGAAAGACAGGTGCTATGGGCGGTTCGCGAGTCGATGGTGCGTCTTATCGCCGTTATCGACGGTATTGACGCCGACCTTGAAACGCAGATAGCCGAAATAGAAGCAACCATTCAATCTATGCAGGAGATAACCGCTAATGAGAGTGGCCTGAACCTGAGATAACGGACCCGCAAGGACAATCCGTTCTCAGCAGTAGGATAACCGCAGCACGAGCGGCCTTCACGCAGGAGAGACTATGCCAGACGAGGACAAAGTAACAGTTGGTCAGGTGATTGCCGATCCGACGGGTTCTGATGTGACTCCGCCGGTTGAAACAGTCCAAGAACCGCCGAAACCCGACGAAAAGACGCCGGAAACGCCTCTTGAACCGATAAAGGAAGAGCCGAAGACGGAAATTCCGCCTGAAATGGCTCAGAAGTTGGCTCAATATGAGGCACGACAGGCCTTTTTACAGCAAACGACCGACGCTTTAGCGGGTCGGATGCGACAGGTTGACCCGAATTTCCTTACGGAATTGCGGAGAAACCAGAAACTTGCGGCGAAACCGATACCGAGAGTTGATATCGACCCCATGTTGGCCAATGAGCCGTACAGCACGTTGACGGTGGCGCAACAGGTTGAACTCAACGCCAGGACGACCAAGGTGGAAATTGAGCGGCAAGAAATCGAACGGGCGGCAGCACGAGCGGAAGAACTCAATACGGAGTTTCGGTCAACCATGAAAGAACGGTGGGACACTGTTGAGGAATGGTGGCGCGATTTACAGACAAGCGGACAGTTCAGTAAAGAGGAATTGGTTGCCGCGTATGCTGAAATCGCCGACATCCCCCTTGACCAGAACAACCCCGATTCTCCGCTCAAGATGACCAAGCTGGTTATGAAAGAACTCAACCGTCAGACCGAAGCAAGAAAGCGAGAGACGGGAGCGCCGATAGCAGCCAGTCGAGCGGCTGTTGATGCGGCGGCTAAGGCAAAGCAGGTTGCGGCTGTGGGGCATCCACCCGGAGTGCCTGGATCGGCAAGGGCTACGATGCTGGCCGATCAATTATCACAGGAAAAGAAAAAGATAGCCGATGAAATCGGCGGGCCGGACGAAGTATACGTTCCGCCCAAGTCTTTTTCGACGTAACAAAGGAGCATTTGATATATGGCTGGATTCGGCAGCGTAACACCGATTACAGTCGGCGGCTCGGCAAATCTGCCAGCTACCGCTGAACTAATCGTCGATGTTAGCGCAAAACGATACACGCCGTACAATGCCGCACTCAATCCGCTCAACACGATTTTGTCCAAACTCGGCAAAGAGGGTGCGAAAAATTTTCGTGTTGACGTTATCGAGGCGGGGGAGAACCCCTACAAGTTCAAGGTGGCTACGGCATTGGCTGCGGCTGGTACAACCTTGAGCGTCCACGATAACGCGGAAGCCTGTGTGGCAGGTACGGTACTCTATAACCCGGAGCGTGATGACTATGCGTCAGTCGATACGACTCCGACCACTAATGATATCACCGTGACCCGCAATGTCGCCGGGGCTACCGGCGTCGCGTGGGTAGCGGGTGATATCATCATTTCACTTGGTCCTCTGCTTCCCGAGAACGACACGACCTATCGCCCGTTTTCGGTGGCAGACACCAATGTCTACAACCTCTTGCAGTTGTGCAAAAAGCAATTCGCCGTCACGAATATGATGGATGCTCTGCCGACTGCCTATGGTGGGCCTGGTTCAAAAACGGCAGCTCTGAAAGCTGAGATGTTCCGTGATTTCATCCGCACGGCTGAATTGCAGACCATTCTCGGCGGAAGGGCTTCCTCCGGCACCGCGCCCGCAACCGTTCGTATGGGCGCGGGACTGAAGTATTTCCTGAAGTCCGGCACGCTGTACAAGAATTTCGGGGGCGAGTTCACTATCAGTGGTTTGCGTAGATTCTTCGGGGATTACTACGATCAGAATCCCGACGCTACGGACGTAACTTTGATTACGGCCGGGGCGGTGGTTGATGCTATTGGGGCATCGGCCATGAACAACCTGCAACTGAACGCCGACTCGACCAAGTACGGTCTGAATATCTGGAGCTATCAGATACGGGGCCGGAATATCAAGTTGGTAGTGGAACCGCTATTCACCGACGGTGCTCTGCGTGGGTGGGGATTTATCCTCGACCTGGAACGCATTCGCCGGAAAGAACTGGACCCGCTGACTTACTACCCGTGGGACCGCAATAAGGGTCAGGGAGAAATTCAGTATCACAGCTACCGCGAGGTAGCAACACTTCAACTGGCCAACGAGTCGCGTCACGCGATGTTCGAAGGCGCACTACTGTAAAGGAGGTGATTCGCATGTCTGACCAGATTGTTGATTTTCCGGTTGGAAGTCATTCGGCAAAGCCGAAAATCTTCTCACTGACTGCAATCACCGCTTGGCCGGTAATGCAGCTTCAGTACGTTGGGGCACAACTGTTTTCCAAGGTAACAGTCGCGGCCTCCGGCGCCTCTATAACTGTCTATGCGGATGATGTGGACGGAGCTACAACGTCCTATTATACCGCCGACCTGTCAACTCCCGCTGCGGCGAGAGATACCTTCGGAGAGTTGGCGGCGGAAATGAACGCTAAAGCCGATATTCGCTGTTTCCTGATTGGCGTTCTGCCTTCGGAATCGACCGACGGCACGCTTGCGGCGGTTACGGGTGGGGACATTCGCACGGTTAATGGCTTGACTCTCTATGGTAACGCGGCGGTCCTGCTCGACCAGGGCTTTGCCATCACCAACGAGAAGTTTACCGTTCGTCCGACGGGCGGCTGGGCCACCAAGCATGTTGGTTGGGAGAGAAACAGGGGTGAGGGCGTTAATGGTCCGTTCAACGTCATTAACTACCTCTGCTACCTGGAATCAACCATCACGAACGTCAACGCCGGTACGACTACCATCTACTGGGTTGACGAAGTGGAGGCGACTTCGGGTACGTTGTATACGGCTGCGGCCTATACGTCTGCCACCAAGCAGACGACTGGGGCTACGCCGTCTCCTATGGACCCGTTCATTGCGACCCCGCCCGGCAAACGGTTGGTCGTGAAGTTCAACATTGTTGACACCGCGATGTCGGTTGCGGTTATATACAGTGTCGGCTTGACTAAACACCTGAATGGTGAGGTCGTGCCGAGCGCGAACTATACGGGTTGCGCATAATCTGTAACAGTGGGGCGGGGTAATACCCGCTCCACACTAAAGGACGAACGATGGCTGATTTCATTCTGCAACAGGGCGAATTACAGAAAACCTGTATCGTCAAGAAGGTTCAGGGGATTGGCTTTGCCCTGTACATTGAGGGGGCCGAGAAAAACGGTCCTTTATGGACTGCCGATTCATTGAAAGAACTTGAGGCGCGATATACCAAGGCGGGATGGGAACGCATTGAAATCGAGAAATCAAAAAAGAGGAAGAAATGAACGAGGCACAAGAACCACAGGTTTTGGGGATTTACTGGGCACCGGCAAGCAAATACCAGTTGGCGAACTGGAAGAAAGAAACACGCGGAGCCACCGGACAGATATTGACGCCGGAACAACCGCTCCAATTCTTTGAAAACATATTTGTGGCAAAGACGAAGAAGGAAGTTGACTTTATTGAGAAGTCCGACGCTTTCGAGAAGGGGCAGATCGTGAAATGCGAGGATATGGCGGCGGCTCGTGTACGTTCATTAGGACGAAAGGCAAGCAAGACCGCCACGGAATTGACTTCAACCATCGATGAAACTATGACGCTTAGAAAATGACCACACCGGAAATTGTCTCTCAAATCCTGATGTTGCCGGAAATCGCCGATATGTCGAGGCGAAGACTGGCGAATGACGGGAAAGTTGTTTACGAGCCTGTGCCCTTAACCACGAAGCAACAGGCCGTGGAGCGGTTTCTGCCGATGGTGGTCAGGGCTACGGCCAGAAAACATCCGTTCAGTTTTCTTGTGTCTGAAACAACTTTTACGGGGGGCACTACGGCCTCAACGGCTGATTATGAACTTCAGGGGGAAGCTTCTGATGCGGCCGATATTCTGATTATTCAGTATGGAGATAATGAGGTTCCGTTGACCTACAAGAATTACAACGACCTGTTGGTTTTGAAAACACAGGTGTCGGTTGATGAGGTCAAGTACTGGTCGATTAAGAACAAATCTGTTTCGGGGTATCCAGTTGTTACGATAACGGCAACGCCGACGACTACGGGTGAACAGATAAAGTATCGGTATCTGCGAAACGACTACAATGTCCAGATGTGGGATGATGACTTTATTGCCGCCCTTATCTGTGGCGTGGCCTCGTTTCTGGTCCCGAAAGCAGTTCGTGATTATCATAGGGAATGGGCCGACCGCTTGGCGAGTATCATGGAAGATGAGGCGAGCGAGAAATCACCGGGGGATCAGATACCGCAAGACCCGTCGTATGTGGCGCAGATGATAGAGCTTAATTCGCTCGGAAAGTTCGGTCAGGCATGAAACGATTATGGTTTTTACTCCTGTTGGTAATGGCCGTTGAGGTGCGTGCCGATGTGCTTGATTCGACGGCCCAGTATTACCTGAAGGTGAGACAGAACCTTGGACTTGCGACGACGAACACGACGACTCTGCCAAATGCGGAGATTGAGGACTATCTCGATGAGGCGGTGTTGACAATCTGCCAGGGCATGAAAATCATCAGAGCGGACAAGACGGCGCTTACGACAGTACGAGTGAGTACGTATGCGTTTACGGCTTTCGACAGTTTGGCAATCGGAGTTATAACCGTATTGATGCAGAAGGCAGACAGTCTGAAGACATTGATCTATCGCCCGCGCGAACAGTGGTTTTCTTCATCGCAGACAGACGAGGAAAAACTGGCCGGTTCTGGAACATTGTGGGCGCGATGGCCACTCTATTATGATTATTCCACGACCCACATTTTTCTGTATCCACCGCCGGGAGCAAGTAACGATACAATCAAAGTCGGAGCTATCCTCAAACCGCCAGGTCTGGCTTCCAACACTCTCTTGACGACTATCCCGACTCAATTCCGGCACCTTGTTTTGACATACACTACGTGGTTGGCGGCGGCGGCGAAACAAAATCCCATGTTGCCTGTGATTTTCACACGGTTACAACTTGAACTCTCAGCTTTAGGATGGAAACTCGATGCTTCGGGTGCTCTTATGCCTCTTGGCCGTTAATGTGCTGGCGCAGGAGAAGGTTGTTCCACTCCACGATTTCAGCGGTGGGCTGAACACTATTGCGTCTGATTTCTCCATTCAGCCGAATGAGTGCAGACTTGCCAACAACATTGACTTTAGTCGCAATCTCGGTGCGCTGACCAAAAGATGGGGCTACGATTCCATCGCTACTAAATCAGCCACTGATTCCTTCCGGGGCATGCTCGGCATTACATGGGAAGACGGTACAAGTCAATTGGTTGTGGCAACAGACGACTCCGCTAAAGGATACGGCGGTATCTATCTCCTGCCTAAATCGTCGGTGAAACTCGATAGTGCTCAGAGGATATGGGATTACTGGTCGGCACAGGGACAGACGAACTTTCTGGTCTTTCAGGATAGACTCTATGGAGTGAACGGATACCAGAAAGGGTTCGTCTACGAGAGGCAGGGCGAGACGGACATCGTGCGGTCGTTACCAATTCAGGCGCCAGGGGAACCGCTTATAACCCCGATTTCATGTAGTGACACTGCAACGTATAAGCTCTCAGGTGAATACCGTTACACCTTTCGCGTGAAAGCCGAATCGGCAAATGTCTGGGTGACGAGGACAACCGGCTATATCGCGGGTCCGGTCAAAATCAATGGGCGTGCGGTTATACGCTTCGCTCCCTTCGCCCAACAGGACACCACCCAATACCCCTATGACGTTACCGATAGTGTCCGCTGGCAGGTGTGGAGAACAAAGGCAAACCCCGGACGGCTGGACAAACTGGACAAGTTCTATCGCGTCGGTTATGGGGATACCACGAGCATCGGCGGCACCAGTTTCGCCTCGAAGATATTCATAGACTCTGTGCCGGATTCTCTCTTGTCTTCGACGGATACGTTCAGCGTTGATGCCATTGACGCCTATGTCGGGCGCGATTCGCTCAAGGTGAACGTAAATTACCGATACGGCGCGCCAGGATTCAAGTCTTGTTCATCGGCCGTCTACACAGGTGCCCTTGACTCAGCTAAGACGCATGGCGTTTTCTTTGGCCTTCCCTACTGTACGGATTCGTCCAAGTATGAGAAGTACATCTATGCCGTCGCATATAGTGTGACTTTCTTCGATTCTCTCTTGAATATGGAATCAGACACGGGAAGGTCTCTTTTCGTCTATGACGATTCGGGTACTCTCCCCATTCGTAAGATTCGGGTATCCATGCCGAAACGACCGGACAGCGTGACGAATCTTCATCTTCGTCTTTATCGGGCGCACCTGATGGCTGTTGCGCGGGATACGAATATCCTTCTGTTGGAAGGCGATAACAGTATTTTGGATATAATCAAAATACGAAAGATGTTCGGCAAGCCATACACTTTGGGCAACCCCCCTCCCGAAACCTTTGTCAGCTGGAATGACGCGACGAAACACTGGAAACTGTTTCTCAAGGCATTAGTTAACGACACTATCATGCTCGGTCCGTATCATTTATTGGCACAACTGCCCGGCAATACGGCGTTGTTTACCGATTCAGTGCGCTATGATTCACTTGTGAAAAATCCAATCTTCCACCGTTCCGTACCGCCGCCGTTACTCAAGTATTTGTTCTCATACGACAATAGAGTTATCGGGTTTGCCGGTTCGGGAGAACATTGGTCATTCCCCGATACCGGCGGGGCATGGGGAACGTTCGCCTCGGTTGAGATTAATCCGGGTGACGGTGAACAGATAGAAGCATCGTTTCCGGCGCGTAACGTCATTCGCATAATGAAAAGCCGCTCAAGCTGGAACCTGTATCAAGATGCTAATTTAGAGTGGTCGCTGACAGAGGTGGCCGCAAGGACCGGATGTATCGCTACAAACTCATACCAGCGTGGCGCCGGTGGGCACTACTATTTTTCCGAGTACGGCGTGATACAAGAAAACGAGGGGCAGTATCTCGATCGCACCCAACAGGCGGGCTTAATCTCGTCCAAGCTCAAGAACTTCGATGCCCTGCCAATTACCACAAAGAGAACCGCCAAGTCTTTCTATATCGACCAGACCTATCTTCTTAACATCGGTGACACAACCTATGCGTTCTTTGAAAAGGCGGGGGCATGGGCTACCTGGACCAACTTCAAGATTGGTGGTGCTACGCTTTTTCGGAAGGCGAGTCAGGTTGACTTCATTGCCCCCGACACAATGTACTTCTACAAGCCTAACGGAAAGACGCTCTTTCGCTATAAGTCAAGCGAGAGCGACAACGGCGCGGAGATTCTCTGGCAATGGAAGTCGGCACTCTTGTTGACATCCCCAACATGGAAGCAGATAACGGGGTTTGTACTGTACTCCGAGTCAGATACGGGTACGGTATTACCGTCTGTCATCACGAATCAGGACGGGGATACGCTTGGCGGCGTCGGCGTACACATTAGCGACAGTCTGAGCAATTACATACGATTCAAGGGTGCACCATCGTCTCTTGGCGGGTACGGGTTTTCGATTATGCCCTATCACAACACGCCAAAAAGACTGGTGATTCACGGCATAGATGTTTACTACACCGAACACGGGATTGGCTTGCAGAGAAAGTAGGGCGATATGGCATACGGCGATTACGGTCAAGATTACGAAACATGGCGGGCTGACCCGTATGGCAATTTGAATCGGCAATACCCCACCATGTCGGGAGGCATTGGTGGAGACACGGACCAATACGCCGAGCTTCTCAAGCGGCTCCAGAAACTCCTGCAAGGCGGGGGATTCGGTGGTGGGCAAGGTGGTGGTATAGGTGATGCCCTCCAACAAGGCGGTGGGGCGGCCATGATGGCAAATCCCATAGTAGGCGCTGGCATGATGGCCGGTGGTACTCTCTTGAAAGGTCTTGGTTTGAGCGGCCAGCCGCAATCAAGCAAGTACGCCAAGCAGATGTATGGTCAGTTGGGTAGTATGGAAGGACAGAAGATTCTCCGACCGATGGAATATGCGAATCAGGCGTACAGCAGCATTGGGCGGCACATGCAGCCACAAGCCGAACGGATTGGACAACGACTCAACCTTGATTCCGGCGCGGCACAGGGAGAGATTCTCCGTCTTCTGGCACAAGGGAATCAGGACTGGTTGTTGAACGCTTTACCACAGGCTGACGTTGCGAACGCCAACTACAATCTGGACATAAAACGGCTGAAAGCGGCCCTGTTAGGATACATCCAGTAAGGAGGGGCCATGTTAAGCGCACCGGATACATTTTTGAAACAACTGGCCTTCGCTCTTGGAGAAGGTGTGCAGAGTCTTCCCGACCGCTACCGTCAGGCGCAATCGGATAAGATGACCTATGGGATGAATGAGATGAAGTTGTTGTCTGAGGCTCTGAACCAACAGAGAGAGGGACAGCGATTCGGCATGGAATCGGAAACGGAACGGTTAAGACAGGATCAGTATCGGGCGCAGACTCAAAAGGCTTTACGACCCGATGCAGAGGGTGAGACTGATTTCAAGGCGCGGATGTTAAAAATTCTTTGGCCAACCCTGACACCGGAAGAACAGGCACGGTATCTTGGCACGGCAGCGAAACAGGACATGACGCCGAACTACAGTCCCGCCGGGGTCAAGAAAGCCTATGAGGAAAGCGGTGGATTCGTGCCAAGCGGTTGGACACGGCCAGCGCAAGCAAAGACTGGCCCGACAGGTTTGCAGAAGACTGGCCTGACAGGCTTGCAGAAGACTGGCCTTATCAGTCAGATATTGACTGAACGTCGGCTCCAGTTCCCCCAATATAAAGGAGTCTATGAGGATACGGCAGGGTACAAAGCGACGTTTACGCCACAATATCGAAAGAACATATCCGACAGTCTGCAATTCCTCAGACCGGAAGCATTTGGCGAAGATGTTTCACGTGAAACGCCACCTCCCGAAAATGACGGGTCTATGACACCGCAAGAATATGAACGATTCAAACAGGCATGGTATACTAATCGTTTGTGGGAAAAGTAAATGACCCTCAAAGAACAATACGGGCAATATCTTCCTACTACTTGGGATCGACAGCCCCATGAGATTGAGACCATGCTGGAAGCGCCCCCGCAAGTAAGTGATGTGACGGGCGTTTCCCCGATGGCGATCTCCGGCGCTCGGAAGGCGTATCCCAGCAGGGAATACTCATCAGCCATACAGCAAGGGATGGAAGAATTGCTTGGTCCGATGGAATCTATGGCCCAAGATGAGAAGGTCATTCCAGTAACCAGAAACCTTGTACGCGGTATTCTGTCTGCTGTCCTGACAAGCCCTGCCGCTATGGTTGAAAGTCCACTGACCATTCCAGAGGATGTGTTGGGAATGCTCGCGAGTGCGGGCAAAAACTTATATGGGGCAGTTGGCTCCCCAATTGATTTTAGCAAAACCCCGTACCGCCTATCAAAAAAAAGCGTGCCGAGGTCATATCCTATGTTCAAAGGGGAATCGGAATCGAATATCCAGCCGAGTCTTACAGCCGAAACGCCCCGAAAACTACCGAGCCTGACAGAAAGTTCATGGGTGCCGCTCCCAGAGACGGACACTACCCAACAAGCGGCCCTGCATCGGATTGGAGAGAATCCTGCCGAGATTCCGTTGGCTGCCCTAACCCTTCTCGGTATCGCCAAAGGACTAAGGGGTCCCAAGATGCGGGTGACCAACCTAACCGAGCGGATGGCTGAGGTGTCCCCTGAGGCCCCTATCGGCCCCGTAGAGGCAGCCAAAATCGAGCCGACTCCTACCCCTAAAGCCGAACCTACCGTGCCCACGGAGGTCCCGAAGCCCCTTCAACCTCCCTCCCAAGTCGAGGCGGTAAAGGGTAAAGAGCCGTGGGAAATGACGAGGAATGAATTTAGAAAATTAATGGTTGAAGGTCGGAAAGAAGAAGTCCAGAAATTTGAAAAACAGTATCGGGCAGTATCTTCTTTTGAAAATGCTACTCTTCCCGAGGCAATGAACCAATATGCTGTTGATTTTTCTTATGAGAATAAGGCGCTTGTCAAGAGATTCCGTAACATCAAACCAGAAGACGATGTGATATTATATCGTTCTATAAGTATTCTTGACCCGGAAAAGACAATTGAACCTGGTGACTGGGTGGCGCTTGAACGTCAATATGCTTCTATGCATGGGCAACTCGGTGAACAAAAACCGCGCATGATAACCAAAAAAGCAAAAGCAAAAGATGTGGTTTGGGCGGGTACTTCTGCTGATGAATACCTTTATGCCCCAGAACGCTTCAAAAATAAAGATATTCATTCGACGCATGAGATGGTCATAAATGATGCCTTACAATCTGGCAAACCTGTCCCCCCTGAAATCATAGCCGATTATCCCGACCTTGCGGCAAAGTACGGGGAGCCGCCCGCCAAACCGCCGACCGAGCCATTGACGCCAAAGGCTCCCAAAAGTCCTGAAGCTATTGGTCTGAGGGTCAAAGACATTGAGGAAATACGGTCGGAAATGGGCATGCCGCCGATTCCAAAGGCCAAACACCCGAAACTGGCCGAATCACGACAAACCGCCATTGACGAACAACTTCCCGCGAAGGCCAAAGATATAGCCGATGATGTGATGAAAACCGGCCGGACGATTACGGAAGAAGAACATGCGGGCATGGTGTTGCGGACGGACGAATTGAGGAAAGAGTTTGCTTCTGCCGAGGCCGAGGCCGTCAAATTGGCTGAAACCGGTAATGAAGGTGGTGCCGCTTTAGCTCGGTCCAGACGGGATATGTTCATGCAGGAAATAGAGGAAATCACACAGGCCGCCCGTCAGTCAGGTGGAATTGTCGGCAGTCAACTATCGACTATCCGGCTTCGCATTAACCCCGAAAATATGGAACTTGCCACGATTGTACGGGAAGCGCGGGAAGTTTCCGGCAGAAACCTATCTGAGCCGGAAATCGCCCAGTTCAGGGACATTGCCGATAAATACAAGGTTCTTGAAAAGCAGATTCTTGAGTTTCAGCAAAGAGACGAAACGGCTTTTATGCGAGGATTGAAAAGCCAAGCCGAGTCTGTTGCCCAACTGGAAATCAAGAAGGCCCGTATCTCCATGAAGGCCGCCGGTCAGCGCGAACGTATTTTACTCGAACGCACCGAAATCAAAAAGCAATTGCAGGACCTGGGCTATCGGTTGAACGACGTGACCGGAGTGACTCTTGAAGGCTCTTATCTCATAGGCAAACTGGCCGTTAACTACATCAAAGAAGGAGTAGTTGACTTGGCCGAGGTTGTCCGGAAGGTCATGGCGGATATACCTGGTATCGCCGAAAGGGATGTCTGGCAGGGAATGAATGCCCGTGACCCAAAACGGATGGCCATTGAACGGACCGTGAAACAAAGGCAGTTATCCAATCTCAAGACTGAATCTCGGTTACTGGACGAAATAGACAAGGCTTCTCAGGGGATTTTCAAAGAGACAAAACCCCGCCCTGAAATGCCGTCAAGAATCAGGGCTTTGCAGAATCAGTTGTCAGAACTTCGCCGACAAGCCTATGTTCGTGACCCGTCCGCAAAGGTAGACCGCGCCATACAGACGATTAACGAGCTGACTGACCAGTTAGAAGGATTCAAGAGAAATGTCAGAAGACGGAAACCGATTGATCCTCCTGAATTAACAGCTTACAAGGCGAAAATTGTTGACCTGAGAAAGCAAATGCGCACACAGGATAACATCCTTGATTTAGAGGAACAACTGCGTACCGGAAACTTGAAGATTGACCCGAAGCGTGAATCGGTAGTTTCCGAAGCCACAATGAAATTGCAGATTGAACAGAAGAAACTCCGACTGAGAAAACGAGACGCCGTTGAGAATCTGAGAAAGCGGACCATGCTTCAAAAGGGTGGGGAGCTAATCAATCTCTCCCGAACAGCGAAAACCATCGGTGATGTTTCAACGACCTTCCGGCAGAATCTTGTTTTAGTGTCGAAACGAATGTTTACCGACCCTGGGCGGCTCGGCAAGGATTTCGGTAAATCGGTCAGGGCCATGTTCAGCGATGAATACGCTATGAGGCTTGACCACGAAATGAGACAGGAGCCAAAACAGTTCTTGAGAGACCAGGCCAAACTTGAGTTACCGGAACCGGACGGACCTGTTTCGACGAGAGAGGAGTTTTTCAATTCTCGGCTTGCCGAAAAGATTCCCGTCTATGGTTCTATTGTCAGGGGTTCGGCCCGACACATGAGAGTCTTCGGCAACCTGATGAGAAAAACCGAATTTGACCGTTATCTCGATATATTCCCGGACGCCTCAATAGAGGAATTACAACACTGGGCGAATGTCATCAATGTCTTTTCCGGTCGCGGGGATTTGGGCAAGTGGAGTCCGCAGGGGGCCAGTACGATATTCTTTGCTCCCCGTTTCGCCATGAGCCGTATTCAGACTCCGTACATGATGATAAAATACCGGAAGAACCCGCGCATGCGAAAAGAGATAGCCAAATACTATGCCTCTCTCGGTGCGCTTGCAACCGGGGTTATGGGGCTGGCTAAACTCTCTGGTTATGATTTGAGCGACGACCCTACCGACCCGGACTTTGGGAAGATTAAAGTCGGCAACACTCGTTTCGATATATGGGGCGGATATCAGCAGCCAATGAGACTATTGGTGCGATTAGCGAACTTTCCCGCCGCCAGGGCCGGATTGACTGAGGCTGAAAAGGCCGATCCGCTGGAAATAGTCTTTCGCTTTGCGGCTTTCAAGATGTCCCCCGCGATAACTATACCGAGGGAACTGATGACAGGAGAAGATATTGTTGGCCAACCGACATCAGTTTTGAAGACAATGGCGAACACTGTTACACCTCTTGTTCTCGACGATATACGAGACGCTTACAAACTTGAGGGCGGGAAAAGAGCCTTTGCGGTTGGGTTGGCAACCGAGTTTGGTATCGGTGCGACAACATATGTTCAGAGCCGACGGACAACCCTGCAGAAGACAAGAGAGAGATTCCGGTCGGGGGATATTGAAGGAGCGATGAAAGACATGCGGGACTTCAATAAGACGAAGCCGCCCGATTCGCTGATAACTCTCAATCAGCTTGCGGTCCCGCCGGAAGATGCGACTAAAGAAGAAGTGCGAAGACTCATGGAACTGCGAGATAAAGCATTGGAACTGGAACGGATAACTCAAAGGGGTAAGTGATGACGAAGAACAGTGTGACGTGGAAATGGTTGGCGGTAGGCATTTTGCTTCCGGTTGTCGGCTTTGGCGGCGGCCTTGCTCTAAGCGAGAAAATCAAAGAGGACCGCAAACAGAACAGGGAAATCGAACAGTTGAAAATAGACGCGGCATTCAATCAGGCGGTCATCAAGAGTATAGTCGATAAATTGGCTGAAATAGCTCCCGCGGTTGAACGTACAGACAAGCGCACGGAATCACTGCTGGTGGTTATCTCGGAGAGACTGCGATAGAGAGTGAGGCATAGATGAAACGGTTACTGTATCTCCTGTTGTTGGTGTTGGCGGCAACGTCAGTCTTCGGACAAGGGTCTCCCCCTGCTCCCGACCGATGGAAAAAGACTGGCACCGTTCTTTCTCCAAGAGGAACACCGACCGAGGTGCGTATTCGGGTTATCGGAGATTCGGTCGTTTTCTACGGCTTAGGAAGTGGATACATAGACCCGACTATGCTCTTGAACGATTTCCGCGTTTTGGATGGAAACATTGTTGAGAGCGATACCCTGTATGTAAAAGCGGCTGGCTACCTGTACGTCGGTGGGAACTACATCACCGACTTTGTGACCACCACCGATAACGGGTTGAAGATTAGTGGCTCCGGTGTGGTGGGGACAATACTCGGTGACAGTGTTTCCGGCGGGGAGGTTAACCGCTACACACTTCAGAAGGTCAACTTTGATTCGACTCAAACAGTGACCTGGGCGGCGATATATCTGGCAAGTGGTGGGGCAGGGGACTCACTGAATCGGGTGATGAACAAGAAATACATCGATACAACTCTTGCCGGTCTGCACATAGAGAACAGTCCTACACTCAACTACGTGCTCAAGCGAACGGCAACGGGAGCCTCATGGCAGGCTGATGTAGGAGCGGCTTCCGGTGACAATGTTGTAGTCATCGACTCTAACGGTACAACCCGCGATATGTCCCCGGCAGTGTTTATGGCTCTTGATGCCAGTATGAAGTTGGGCGTCTCGGCAGGGTTGGATACGGTCTACCTCCGTTCGGCTGGTGGTGCTGGTGGGATTGACACGACGCATTTCCTGAACATCACGGTCGGCGATACGGTTGCGGGTACGCGCACGTTCAACTGGGGTGCGGCGAGATTTGATAGTCTTGGTTCTCTTGATGTTGACAGTATTAGAGTAGACCGTACTATCAGTTTTTCTGGTGGAAGCGTCTATTCGATGGCTGATGTAGCGGGAATTAAAAGTGCCGCTGGTGGTAGTGGTGGAACGGCGTTGGTTTTGTATGGACTGAATGCGGCGGGCGGTAATGCGAGCACTATCACCTTTAATTATAGTACCGATTCAACAATTACCTTGCAAATTGGAGCTAACCCGTGGCGTTTCCGTCACGACACCATGACCTACCTGGATGGCATTACTCCCCATAGGGGAAAGATATTCGGAACGTTCATGTCCACCGACTCCGCTACCATCGCCGGTCAACTCCTAAACGATGACGACGACATTGTTTCCGTCGCTGAACTCCCCGACCTTATGGCGTTTTCACAGGCGGGGGCTACGAGGGACAGCTTCGTCTACAAGAACGCTTCAGGTACGGCGGTGGGCTTTCTCTCCTATCGAAGCAGTGTCTTCTCCATCGGTTCGATGGCCGGTTACACCCTGAATCTGGTTGGCGGGTCGAGCGGGTCAATCAACCTGGGCGGCAACAACATCGACTCGGCCGGGGCGATACATGCAGACCGAATAAAGGTAGACTCCTTCGCATATCTCGGAGCTTTCAATGCACCACAGACTCGCGGCATCAATATGCGCGCTCCGGTGGCAACCTATACGACCAATCAATTGATTCTGCCAATTCCGAGCACCGGCTCTGACGGATATGTCCTTGCCAAGACCGCTACGGTTAACGGTGACTCAACCTATTGGATTGCTCAATCGGGCGGAGGTGGTGGGGGAAACCCGATCTATATTGACAACGGCTCAACTATAACCGTGGCAGACTCGATTGCGTTCAAGGGTACAGGTGGAATTGTAGTTACATTGGCGCAAAAGACAGGAGTGGATACGGCGACCATTGCGGCTACGGGATTAACGGAATCGAACTTTGCGACGGATGCCGGAATAGCGACTGAGGCTGAAGTTGGTGACACTGCAACGGCTATCACCGCTCGTCTACCGTGGGCTTTCAAGGGAACCGGAAACGGCAAAGATACAACCTATTGGTCCGGCATTACGGCCAATGAAGTGATGATGTACCGTAGAGCCGGGACAATCGCAGATTCATTTATGTTGCGGCCGTCCTCGGCGAGCGACGTATTAGTTCTTGGCGGTAGTCCTGGTTTAATCAAACTGGATACGGCCGCTATAGCACAGATGTACTATAAGGCGGTGGTGACGGCCGACTCTGCATTAGTGACGGTTGGGGCCATGACTGCTTCGTCTGTCGGAACTAAAGACTCGGCGGCCGTGAACGTTGGTGGTTCGACGCGAATTTATCCTATTAACAGGGTCATCGTATGGGACGACGGTATTGGGACGGCTCTTGTGCGAACGGCCGTGAACGGGACAACCGACTCCATCAATATCGACCTGAACTACGACAACAGCACCATCGGCATCAACGGCTCAGACCAATTATATGTCAAGGCCGGTGGCATTGCTACGGGACAGATTCTTGACGGGACCATACTGGCGGCCGACCTGAATGCGACAATGGGTAGCGCGGTAACGATAAACTGGGCTCAATCCTCATTTGGTAACCTCGATAGTTTAGGTGCCGATACGGTTCACACCCAGTTCCTTCGGATGGCGAAACAGGGGACCATTGAAGCCGATAGCGGGTCCATCAGGCAGTTGGACAGTCTTGGCTTCACCAATGTTGCAGTGAAGGTGAAGATCAATCTCGGAACCTCTGGTGGTCACATAAAGGGTGTTGGGAATGTGTATAGTGGTGGTGACGGTATGAACTTCATTGTTGACACCACTCAGGCACAGGCCGTTGCGGAGGGGTTTACATTCGGACTACAGAGTCACAGTGCTACGTGGGGCGACCCGTCTCTGTGGTACTTTTACGGTATCAACCCAACAAGTGCATTGGATAGCTTTGCGTTCAGGATGTACTGCGATACGTTGTTTGCCAGCCCGACACGTAAGGGATATCTCAAGAACTTCAAAGGTGCATACATAGATACCCTACACGGCAAGGCAGACTCCGCGAAGATGGCCGACAGCGCCAAAACGGTCAGGGCGAATGTGTTGGATTCAACCAATCTCAAGGACGCCTCTATCCCACTTGTGAAAATACATCAGAGTGGGGCGACTCTTGGACAGTTCTCCAAGTGGGACGGCAGTGACTGGGTCCCCGCCGATGTTTCAATAGGTGCCGATCCGACTTTCTATGGTGACGTGACGTTCTTCGGTTATCCGCGCGTGCAGAATGTGTCAAGCCAATGGGACTTAAATAAAGCGGTTGCCATGTACGCCGATACGTTTCTGACAATTCATGTAGGAGATACGATTAAAGACATCTGCATCGGAGAAGATACTACTTCGGCGGTCTACTCACAATACTCCTGGGTGCATCTTGGGGGGGTCTACATCCCGAACGGATGGAATGGTTATAATCGCTGGATGGCTGGAACGCCGTATACGTGTGGTCCCGCGTCTGAACTTCCGGTGATGCGTGTATCCAATGACGGCATTACGTGGATTGCCGTTCCTGGAGCGGCAAAACTGATTGCTTTCAAGACTGAATGTGATACAGCCCACGGTGACACTGCGAACTATCTGTCTGACATTGAGTTGGTAATTGGAGCAGACGGGAAACAATGGGTCTACTGGCGGTCAACGGATTACATTGATTCTATTTTCACTGACGGGTGGAATTATACTGTCGCTTCTTCTATATGGTGTAAATCAACCACTAACGGGACAACGTGGTCAACAGCCAGAATGGTTGTGCCGTGGGATACGGCGGGTAGTATTACTATCAATCAGTCAGGTCTCTCTCCTGCGGTATGGCTTGACAGTAACAGTACATATAAGATGATGTTCGTATCAAACACCACCACCGCCCTCTGTCTATGGCAGGCCCCGCAACCGGACTCTGGTTGGGCCTTTGTTGACTCTGTGAAGAAAGAGGGAACCTCTGATTATCTCGGTCTGAGCAATTCGGGGATTTTCGACAGTTTACCGACCGGTGCGGCTTTCTGGCATCTTGAAGTAATACCCGTGGCAGGTGATGAAAAAATTCTTCTTCTAACGGCCAAGAATCCGACGGTTGATGTCACTTGCCCGTTCCAAACATTTATTGGCAGAACGAGAGATAACGGAGTAAGCGTCTATCTGCGGGCCAAGTGTATCTTTCCAGAAAATTATAATATGGATACAATCAAAACCACTTCTCCGTGGGATGCTGGTGGTCAATATCGTGGTACGGGATGGGTGGCTGACAGGGGATATGGGAAAGAAATTGAATACATCTATGTCGGCTATAATGCTAAGATCGGAGCAAGCCCCGGATTTAAGCCTGGCCGCACGTTCATTCGGTTTGACAAAGACTACGAGACGGTTGACCTGAATCTGGTGGCAAGTAAACAAAGATGGGCACGAACAGATTCGCTCTACCTGACTCTGGATGTAACCGACTCTCTGACGCAAGACACGGCTTACCTGCTTGAGAACTACACCGCACAAGGCAGTGATGCGGACACGTTTTCGGTCTACGGATTCGTCTCTGATACATTTCAGGTTGATAGTGTTATCATCTCCTACTCGACATCAAATGGCACAACTACAAACGTCAAGATCGATTCAGTGGCCTTCAAGAAGAACGGAGCACAAGGGGACCAGTGGGGGACGATGGTGAGCAATGTTTGGTGTGGTTCTGGCACTGACCGGGCCAATACATCCCTGACGCGATTAGCTCTGCCGTGGCGGTTTACCATGCTGACACCGGGGGACAGGGCGGCAATCAAGTTCTTCACAAACCTCAGTCAAGACGACTCATGGTTGAGAATAGAGAAGGTCCAACTGTACGGGTACAAACTATGACCAAGTATATTCTCTTACTTTTACTGATACCCACGCTTTTATTGGGAGCGGGGACAGAGTACGACTCCACAACTAATCCGGCATGGGAGTGGCCGGATACGGTGACAACTGTCAACACATCTGGTCGAGATTTCAGGGGATATAGCCAACATCTTTGGATAGACTCGTCGGGAGCATTGTTTTGTCTCTATCCGTGGGGTTCGTCTGGTCTGTTTCACTTCTTTGGCACCTACAACAATTTCACTTCGGTCTGGACGAATGCGGCCGAACCGAACCTTGGTGTTGCCGCTGGTGCATCATTCGGTGATAGCTCATTCATCATGTACCATTCGGGAACGGGGGGGGTCACGGCCCGATGTTTCTTTGCTAAATACAATGATAGCGCTCGTGTTGTGCTTGATACCATAGAGACAAATACTGGAAGTTCGACGACGCCGAATTTCTGGTTGGTTGGCAATACAATGTTGGCCTATCACCGTCGCAACTTAGATGTGAATCAGACAGGGATTCTCTACAAGGCGGCCTCGGCCATACCAGCCACGACACCCTGGACTATAGTAGACAGTCAAAATACTGGTGGACAACAATGGGGTTCGGGTTTCCGTTGGGGTATGCCGGGGGGAATCTGTATATATCTCGATGCTCAAGACTCAATTATTTACGCCGACTCAATCAATGGCTTCGATACGCTCTCCGGCACAGCTATCGGCATCAGCCCTCAGGTTACGTATGGGACCGCACAAGCGGCTCTTACTTACGACATAGACTGGTATCGCGGGGACACTCTGCATATCGCCTACATGAGAAGTGAATCGCTGTACTATGCCAAGTTTTATCGGTCGGGGACATTTAATTCTCAGACGATAACACTTATCGGTAGTCGTGTGTGTCTTGAGGATTCAACACAGGTTATCACGCCAATTGCAAGTGGAACGCCTGGATTCCTCTACTCTCTTCCACAACTACAAATCTCGACGGTTGGGCGCGGCGATACGGTGTTCGTATTCTACCTTCTCCATCCCGATCAGGCATCACCGAGACTACCTGCCATCTATTACAAGATGTCAACTAACGGTGGGACAAGTTTTGGAGCGCGAACACTTTGGAAAGATTCGACTTCAACTCGGAAATATCACCAGTTGACGACGCCATCAGTGATACCGAGAAACTATCCGGCGACAGGACAGATACGTCTTGTTGCGGCTTACAAGGACTCTACGGATACAGCAGCGCGTGACATCATCCGGTTCTATACGGAGATATTGAGTAGCAGTAGTGGGGCACCGGGACATCGACACGAACCACGCGGGACAGCCGTTCACCATAGCCCACAGGGCAGCACGGCGAGACACAAACCATGAGGAGCGATAAATGAAAAGGATATTTAGTATGAAATATCTGATTTTGCTGCTGTTGCTCCCGACTCTTTTGACTGCGGGGACGTTGTATGAACCTGCAACAACTTCGGCCACCACTATTGGTACTGCGACTGAGGGTAAGGGCGGCTTCGGGAAAATGGGATTCAAGGTAGCCGTTGAAAGTACGGGAACGGGATGGGGGTTTCTCATGGGACATGGCTCCAGCAATATAAAGTTGCTTACGTACAACGGTTCTACCTGGACGATGAATACTGCCTTTTTTGGATTCACTGGTGACGATGGCTCTTCCTACTATGGTATTCAGGCATATGGAGATTCAATGTTCGCCTACGGCCAGGAGGGCGTCAATGCGAATCTCACTATCAAGAAGATTGTTGGTGTGACCCCCGCAACAACAGGAAATGATACTGTTGCTGCTGCTACTTCGGCCGTTCGTGCTGGTCTTGTTTTGCTTAATAGCGGTCGTTCAGGGAAGACCGGCACCGACAGTATTATGATGCAATTCCGATGGGAAACTACTACAACGGATACCAACTGGGTCGTCAAGAACAATGGGGCTTTGGCCTCAAGTAACACCTACACAAAGACAGACACCAACACAACGATTTTCCCCGAAGGGCCTCGCATCCCATACTGGTACGGGAACGCACTTCTAATTTTTGACGAAGAAGGTCTTGACCTATTTATCGAAGATTCGACCGGTCATAGAAGTACATTGACGACCGCTCTCTTTGACATGGGTGCTCCCCCAAATCAGTGGCCAGGCATTGCCAGCTTGGACCAACTTCAATACACGATGGTGACAAAGGCGGACACTCTCTATTTAGCCTGGCAGGACGCGGAGGTCTGCTATGTGAAGCGCATGAGGATCAGCGGCTCTCCGCCGACAACTCTGACCCTGATTGATTCGACTATCATTCTTGCGGCCGCCGATATGCCAACTCCGGTCGTGGCAACTAATCCGGGTTATCTAACGACCTTCTGGGAACCACAATTCACAGTCGTTGCTGATACGGTTTATCTCTTTGGCCACTGGTGGGCAGACCAGGCGAATCTGGATTCAGCCGATATTTGCTATTGGAAGGGCGTGGGTGCTTCATGGGGAGAGAAGACAATACTACTTGCGGCCGTCAATCAACGGGCATGGTGGAGGTTACAAGCACCGCCCTTTGTTCCAACAAATGGTGGAGCGTACACTATCCCGATTGCTCTCTGTGACAGTTCATCGGGATCAAATCAGGACTCTCTCTACGTGTATGCGGAGACATTTGGTTCCGGTGGCGGCGGAACTCCCACAACTAATTTGGTGGTGCGGGGTGGTGTCATCCGTACAGGTGTTCTTCGCAACCGACCGGAGATACTATGGCGCGACTGATAATAGCTGTTCTCATCTTTTGTTTGTCTCAGTCGGTTGGCGCGTCGACCTACTATCTCAAGAAGACCGGCAATAACTCAAACAGCGGTAAGAGTTGGGCGAACGCATGGCTGGATTTCACCAAGACCAATTCCACTATTGCCGGTGGTGACACAGTTGTTGTGGGACCTGGTTCATATTTTGGCACTATGATTGTGCCTCCTGCCAACAGCAATCCGCTTGACCGAACCGTCTATATGGCTGGGGATAGTACGACGGGGGACAGTGGTTCTGTGCCGGTCCTGAATGATCCCGGTATCGCCTACTACAACGGGTTGAGCAATCCGACACGGCTTGACTTCGAGGCCAGCATTGCGATGGCCAAAGAGTGTACGGTATCGGCAGCGACGACAATAGCGTCAGGGAGTGCGTGGACACTCTATTCTGGGACTGTTTACCAGTTCACTATCGCCGTCCCCGAATGGACTGAGTATCCAGGCAAAACCCCCGCCATTGCCGGACAAGACACGCTCAAAATCAACGCCTATTCTGACTTGGCAACTTTGACCGGAGCAAGTGGAGCAGGGCTGTTTTACAACATTTCCACCGGAGTTGCTTACGTTCGCACCAGTACGGGCGCATCTCCCACGGGATTCAACGTCTATCTTAGTCGCAGGCCGACTATTTCAACGTACTTTGTGAACACAGCCAATTATGTAACAGTGCTTGGCTTCGATGTCCGATGGTCACAATTTGGCGGCTTCAATCTCGGTAATTCGCCCTATTCGCCTGATTCGTGCTGGCTTGACCATTGCCGAGTAACGAGGGTTTCGGAATTGACCGTTTCCAATGAGGGAGCGATGTCGTCAAGGGGTGGTGGAACTTGTTATGGGAATCGAGTCCGGGCCTGCTATGTTCGCTATATCGACGAGAATGCTGGCGGTCCCAATCGCGCCACTGTTCATACTACCTATGCACAGGACAATTTTGTTGTGGAAAGTTGTTTGGTTATAGGAATCAACGGCGTTGACTTCAAAAATCAGGGTGGCACCCCGCAGGGACGCAATAATTGTTTCAAGTTCAACACCGTGGTTTCCCCTCCGGCTTACTGCTACTCCATGCTCGGCAACCAAATTGACGACTCTTGCTATGGGAACTACTTTTTGAATTGGGAGAGTAACGGAGTGCAGATGGGGCACGACCCCGGCTATGGCGGAAATGCCTGCTATGGTCATTTCATTCAGAACAACAGTTTTTACAGCACATACGCTGGGAGCAAGGGTGCGATGGTGATGTCGCAGGATGGGAGTATGGTTCCAGCAACCCCGTCTAATGACTTCTGGCGGTATAACATTATTCAGGGATGCGCCGACCGTCCCGTCATTACGACAATTACAGGATACGATACCTCGTGGTTGTGTGCTACGAATCGATATTGGAATTCGGAGAATGAGTTTTTGTATGGCGGGGGGCCAACCTTCACTGCGTGGTCAGCGTATGCTTCTGGTGTCTGGGCGGGTAGTGTCTTACAGGAAATTGGCTCGACCTTCTCCGTAACTCCGCCAACTCCTGCGGTTGGTGGCTATAACGACCCCGCGAATGGCGACCTCTCACGACCCAACTCATCTCAGGAAATAGACGTGACTTACGGCGGTGTACGTTGGACTCGTATCGGCGCGTGGCAACCAACGGCCGCTCTCACTGAAAAGACGAAGGCTTCGGGGACTATCACTGTCCCGTCGGGTTTAGGAGGTATCAATTTCAAATGAAAAAAGAAGATAAACTCGTTAAGTGGGCAGGGACTATTCTGGTTGGCCTCGCATTTGTGGGTGGTCTGTATTTGAGCGTCTACGGAACTACCGTTGTAGTGCAGGCAAGTTGGAACTTCCCGACACAGAAGATTATCTACACCCAAGAGGCTGATGGCTTGCTCATTTTCCAAGACACCATCACCGATGGTTCACAGTCGGTCAACTTGTCAACTACGGGACGCGATGACAGCCTGAACATTTGGCATTTCAGGTTGTGGGAAGATACGACCGGATTACCCTGGAGCTTTCTCTATTACCGCGACTTGAACGCAAGTGCTGACGCGTCTGAGTCATGGAACGTGGATACCCTCTATCTGCCCGATACTGCCGACACGGTAAAACGGTTGCTTTTAAGAGACGGGACGACAATCAACACCCGCACGTACACGAATGTCGCCGCCATTCCCGAAACAACGTACACGGTTGCAAGCGGCACGTTTAGCGAAGTTCTCTATCAAATCAAGTACGACGCGACGGATACTTTCAGCACCTTTAACCTCGCGTATGACTTGCTCGGTGACAGCGTTTCGGGAGGCGGCATACCTTCAACCGGCCACGCATGCAGAGTAACCGTTGTAGTGAAGACCTTCCAAGAACTACCTGATTCAGGTCGGACGATAACGGTCTATCCTGTGAGGAACTTTGTCAAGGATTCTACGGGGCAGGTGATAACCATGCAGCCGATAAAGAGCACGACCAATGCCTTAGGACAGGCCAGTTTTGACCTGATGTGGTCGAACTACTTTATCCCGCCGCTCAACTACGTGTACGTCATGGTGACACCCTATGGGAGTCTGAGAAAAATAGATAGCGTACCGTCAACAACAACATATACATTCTCATTGATTCGTTAGGAGGTTCTATGACAACATTCTTCAAAGAGAACGGGACTTTGCTGACCATCCTGATTCTCGGCAGTCTGTTCATCATCTTTGCGGGCATGGCCATGCTCAAGGGATTATTGGGCCCCGATGTGTTCTTACAGTGGGCTGGCGGTATCTTCGGTGTCGGCTCAGGAATCAAGTTGGCCCATAGCAACGCCAAGAAACTGGCCGATTCCTATCCGACCCCTCTTGCCGGACCGTATGCAGAGAAGAAGGACTGATGCTGAGCGTAGAATCAGAAAAGAAACTGAGTCAGTGTCATTCATTGCTTCAAGCAGTGATTCGCCATGCGGCCAGAGAGATGGACATGAACGTCTCTTGTGGACACAGAGAACAGGACGAACAAGACGCAGCTTTCACGTCCGGCAAATCAAAGGTCCAGTGGCCGAACGGAAAACACAATTCGCTCCCCTCTCTTGCCGTCGATGTCCAACCACTAATCAATGGGAAAATCATTTGGGGAAACACGCCTCGTGAAATGTTCCAGATTGGTTACATGTCGGGTCGGATTATGCAGGCGGCAAAGGATATGGACGTGAAGGTTCGGTGGGGTGCGGATTGGGATGGTGACATTGACACAATCGAAACCGACTTTCTCGACAGTTTTCATTTCGAGTTAGTCAAACCATGAAAGGAACCTATATGAAGAAGGGTCAGAAGAAGCCGAAACCGATGCCGAAGAAGAAAGGCATACCGTATGCGTAAAGTCGTACTTATTATTACTCTCGGACTGGTGGCGGGGTCGGCGTTCGGACAGTTCCAAGCCAACACTCTTGGGTCCGGAGGGGTACTTTGGGACAAGGCTGGGATAGGGCATTTCGCCCTTTTCGCCGGAGCTGAATCAGACTTTGGTTTGGTCGTCAACGACTCACAGGGGTACGACCTCGTGTTCAGGGCGGGCTATTTCCACGTTCGGGGCGATAATCAGATTCAGGCCATCAATGGATTCCTCGTTGCCAAGAAGTCTCTTGGCATCTGGAATACGGCCGATTGGTTTGTTGCTCTGGGTGGCGGCGGGACGATTCAACTACGCGATGAGGCTGACATATCAAAGTCGGGACTGAAATTCGAGACAGGAATAACCGTATGGAAGAAACTGAGTGTTTTCGCTGGGTGTGATTACTATCCTATTGAGGCTGGCAAAGACCCTGTATTCGCGTATCTTGGATTCGACTTTGCGCCAAGAGTAGTGAAAAAGTAGCCCTCCTTACGGAGGCCCTTTCCTCTACGTGAACCCCCCAGCAGTCAAACTGGGGGGATTTTTATTTGCGGTCGGGGACGGGTCGTCCATCGACAGAGGATGCTGATAGGCAAACGAGCGCCGTCCCGCGAACCGCTATATCAATCCTCCGGCAACTTTCCGTATCTAATCAGGCTCCACCACACCATACCCACGATGCCGACAAAGGAGAGGAAGGTCAAAAGGGCGCCCCTCATCATCCACCTGCCCTGAATGATTGATTATTCACACGACCTATGGACAAGGGGAATCTTTCTCCATGCAGCGGCTTCTTTCAATACGTCATCATGTACCTCTAATCGAGACTTTGGGACGCCATTCTTGTCCTTGTTGAACGGATTGACTGTCTTGCAGAACGTCTTTGTCAACTTTCCATGCCTGCCACAGACGGAACACTTCCCCGACTTGAATGTCCGCACCGTCACTCGCTCAAACGTAATACTCTGTGAGTATGACATACTTCAGTCCCTGAACCACCAAATGTTCTTATCGCCCGTGCTCGTGACGACAGTATCTTCATCCCAGTCGTATCTCTCTCCATGCTCATAGTGAGCGGGCATGGGAATTTTACAACCATCCGCCTTAATGATGATTCGATTTCCCGCCCCCTCGCTCTCGTCGCAGTGAAATGAGTCAATGATAGCCGGACAGTTCATATAGAAGATTTTCCGTCCCCCAAGTTTCTCCAACTCCCAAAGATGGGCAGGGCTGTCTGCCAATTCTTCGAGACGGCGAGCCGCCTTACGTAACCCGTGGTCAGCTTCACGGATAAACTCGGCCCAGACAAGAATGTCATTGAAGTAGATTTTGAACTGACCACCCTTGCGCACTTGATTCCCCGACAAGTCCGAACATTTCAGATAATTGAACGTCCTCAACTCGACCCGCGTCAGAATACGGTGCCCAGCAAATCCCTCAATAGTTCCGTTTTGCAGACGTGCATACATTCGGTCATCTTGTCTGCTGTGAGGATGCTCTCCCCAAATCAATTCAAACTCTTGGCCATCATCGAATCGACCCGTCTCAAACGCTTTCGAATCGGCCTTGTTGCCGACGCCCCATTCCCATTCATTACTCATACCTACTCCTTTATTGGTTGTCCAAGCATCTGCCCGCATTCGGGACATTCAAGGCCGCTCTCGGTTCCGACTGGTGCGACCGCCTGCCATTCATAGCCGCAACTGAGACAACGAACTGATGCCGTCCAGTGCGGCGTATCCTCGATGTTATCGTCGTCGTGTACCATCATCTGCCTGCCATGCGTCATGAGGTCAATCGCCGCCTATGGTCTTGAGCCATTTCTCGCTTAAGTTCCCGCTCCAACCGTTTTTTGCATCGTTCGCATACGAGAGTGTGACTGCCATGCGGTTGATAATATTCGTCCTTTGGGTTTCCGACCATATCCGTCTGCTCGCACCATCGTCCACAATCACAACAACACGGACACTCCATTCGGCCTGGGTCAGGATTGAATCCTCTTCTCATTTTCTGCTTGCTCATAAGATATTCTCAATCTCCTTTTCAAGGTAAACAATCCCCTTGCCCGTCCTCTTGGCGTGCTCAATCTCCTTGCGCGTCGATTCACCAATGTATCCGCCGACATTCAGCACCACTACTTCATCGGCCAGGTCTATCTTGCGTAAGTGTAGTTCATCCAACCGGACCTTGAGTTCAGGATCGCAATGCTGTGGGTCGTCCTCGTGGGTCTGAGTAGTCACAATTTCGATGCTCAAGACGATATTCCCCGCAACGGTCAATCGTTTTTGCCATTCGGTGAAATGGTCTACAAATCGGGTTGAGCCACAGAGACAGACGATTTTTGGAAATCCAACTGGCCGCCGTACCTCCTTCACCAGTGCCTCGAACTCAGCGCGGGTAAGGGAAATGCTCTTTGTTCTTTCTGCTTCCGGGACTGGACGACGGCAATTCTCGCAATAATAACGTGGCGGTAATTGACAATCAGGCCAGTCAACGTATTGACAAACCACACGATGGCCTTTCCCACAGGTGGAGAATCCGTGCGTTTCTACTAACTTTTTCCATAGCTCATCTACAATCATGGTTTCATCTTCTCGATCAGCACGTCGATGTCGGCCATTGCTTGGCCAAGTTCTTTGTCAGCTTGTTGCGAATAACCCTGTGCTCCAGCAATTTGTTCTCGTACTCGTTTCAGCCCCTCCACCACCCCCTTGTCGCACTCGGAGTAGACGGCGCGGATAATTGGAGCTATTTGGTTTCTAAAAAACAGCGTAGAAAACCCGTATTCTTCAAGTGCTCTCACCATTTCTTCCGCTGCCCGTTCTGCCGCGTCACTCATGGCTTCTCCCATTTTGTTTTAGCTTTCAGAGCGGCGTCCCATTGTCGTGCCAGTGTGGTCAGGGTCTCTATCTCCAACATCAGATTGCGACGCTTGGCATCAGTCGCGCCAAGTTGGCCCAATAGTGTGAGGCGTCGTTTTTCATTCGGCAGAGCACCGAATTGCTTCTTGAACCATTCTCTGAATGTCATGGCTTCTTCTTGATCTGAACGTCTCTACCACCCCCGAAGACGCGCCCGACATTTTCTGCCGTGACAATGGTTCTCTGTTCGTCGTGATCGAGAAACGAATGGCTCTCTCCGATTACTCCATCATCGTTAAAGTCGATATCTCTGAGAACAGGTTTGCCAACCGCTTCTCCCATCTTTTCGAGAATCCACATAAGCGACAGCACAACGTCTTCTTCGACGACTTGCACGATAGCGGGGTTCTCAGTGTACCTGATTGGTCTTCCGTTCTCGTCATAGTATACCTCATGTATCTCAAAAAATTGAGCACCCATCGGCGTAACAAATTCCATCACTCGATAATTCCAACTCATCAACATACACTCCTTTTCACTTATGGCTTCTCCATGACCAGTAGGTCTGGTTTCTGGTCCCACAGATTTCCGTCCAGCAGACGGTGCTCACCAAGCACCTTTGCATATCTGCCGTGCCTGAACATATCCCCCTGCTTTTCGTGAGTCTTCCAATCCCGATATGGATGCGTGACCCATTCACCCCATGCCTTAAAGTGGAACGGCACCCCCGCCGCAACGCACTGGTCACGGAGAGACCTAACCCAATCAGGGTGCATAGGCCGAGCGCCAGGGCCACTCTCTCCGCCGACTATTGTCCAGTCAATACCGGGATATGAATCGTCGTACCCTTCTGGCGGCTCATGCGGTGAGCCAACGGTCGTACCGCCATGTTTGATTACCGCTGGTCCTTCAAGGATTCCATCAGAGGTATCAAATAACGTGATCGGGGCGAGTAGCGGCTCAAGACTCACGAACCTCTTGGCCGCTGCTATCGAAAGCAGTATCGGTATCCTCTCGTCCGCCCGTTCCTGATTCTCCGCAGTCACGCCAAGCCAGACGTTGGGGATTGGGAGGGGCCACGTTTTGGAGTCAACAGTCGTAAGTTGGTCGAAGAACATCTTCATTCGCTCTGGTCTCTTCGTCAATAACATGAATGTGCAGTTGGGGCACGCGGCTGCCCGGTCGATCACAAGATGAATGAGACCGAACGGCACATTCTCATGAAACAGGTCGCACATACTCGCCACGAAGATCGTGCGCGGCTTCCGCCAGTGGAGCGGCTGCGCCAGTATGCGCTCGTCGAGATAGAAGTCCGTCGGCTTGTACTGGTAGTCGTACTCGCGGCCAGCGAAAAGGCGCTTGTTCATCCGACTCGCATAGCAGTTCAGGCACCCTTCGGACACCTTCGTGCAGCCAAACCCACCAGACCGTACCTTGAGCGGATTCCAGGTGTGGGAGGCCCATTCGATTTTAGTTTTCCCCATTACCGTTCCCTCCGAGTTCAGGGGGTGGCTCTTTGCCATGCTGTCCCTCTCCGCATTGCGCGTCCACATCCTTGATGTAGATGGTCAGATGGACGGCACGGGCGCAATGACCGTATCGACGAAAGCCGCCGATTGATCGGGACAATGAAATATCATTGAATGATGACACCTTATGCGTTAACCCGTCATCCATGAGAACCCCGTAGCCCTCCGCCATCCTCGTCCCGTCCGGTAGTGTCGTGACTTTAAGCATTGGGGTCCTCGCGTCGGGCCGCTGTGTATGCTCCCAATAGGGCCGTATATCGTTGGCGGCAATCTTCAAGTTCTTTCTTGAGTAGTGCATTCTCCGTTTCTGCGGACACAAGGCGTTCGTGTATGTCCATCATTTTCGGGAGTAACTCCATGAACTCTGTACTCTTCACTTTCCTTCCTCGCTCTCTGTCGATGTTGTAGCTCACTGCCATCCTTCCATAAATATCAGTATCAGCACTATCGCACCGTAGAACGCCGCCACCAGGATCGCCGCTTTGCCCAACTGAATCAGACACTCACCCCACGAACGGTACATGCCGCACTTGAGATGCTGGAAACCGGTTGCACTCACTGACATAACTCCTTGAGATGTTCATATTTCAAAAGGACCTTAGACTCATCTGCGACTGTCTCAATAGCCTCAATATATTCCTCCACTGCCCTTGCTATGGCTATCAGTTGGTTGTAGTCGGCCGCTTCAAGGGTCTTTCGTCCAAGCGGCTCCGGCAATATGGCCGTTCTCTGTTCAATCTCATCAATGATGCTCATTTGCGCCTCCAGTAGCCCCACTCTGCTTGTCCATCCTTGTTCACGCGGAGAATGCACCGAGCACTAAGACCTTCCTCACAATCCATTATCAGGGACCCGTTGGGAGCAAAGACAGCCATACAGACCCGCACCCATTCGCTGTCGGGCTGGGGACCCCATAGTGTTGTTGTACCGCTCAATGGGGTAATGACGTATACTGTATCGCCTACAAGGGCAGTGTTTGATTGTTTCGGCTGTAAGCGTTTCTCTATCGCCGTTACTCTTTTCTCCAGTGAATCAAGACGGGAACGGAGAGAGTCGGATGGTGTTTTTATTCGACGTATGGTCGGGTCAATCCACCAACCGAAAAGATCACTACAAGTATCACACCACTTGAAGCACTTGACTCCATCATCAAATGCCTGTAGGATAAATCCTTTTGGGCACTCATAACAAGCCGTATCAGCCGATGGCCATTGTGCCCCAAAGCAACTCCCCGCCAGAAACAGGAGCGCAAATAACAGTCTCATTTCACCGTATTTGTTCATTTGACCGTCCTCGCAATCCACTTGGCTATGCTTGCGGTGTCATTCTTCAACTGCCCCGACCGCACTGCTCCGAACATGAGTATATTCAAGAGTACATTCTTCTCGTCAACCCGCAGTTTCAGTGTGTCGGCTTTGATAGAGACTGATTCGTAAGCGACCCAGACTGTGTCATGAGAGCGAACAGCGATAGCTTTTCCATCAGCTCTCACCGAATCAATGACCCAACGACTTGAATCAATGAGCTTGTAACAGGCAATGGTGTCCTGACATTCTTTTGAGATGGTTGTAGTGCCGAATAACAGATTGTAAGGCAGGACAGTGAACAGAACGATGAGCAGAATAACTCGTTTCATTTCAAAACTCATATCTTCCCCTCGCTTTCATTCGCAATCAACCGCCGGACAATCTCGGAGCGACTACAGGCAAACCGTTTCGCCAACTTACTCAGCTTTTTGTCGCTGGTGGTATCAAGGTGAATCTTCTTTGGTTTTACTGTTTCTGACATCTGATCTCCTTTCTCTGCCTTACTATACGGCACCGGCTCCGGTCCCGTCAACTAAAATCTTTCAACTTCCTCAAGTTTTTTCTACTCCCGCCGATACTATCTGTGAAAGGAGGTTGTATGAATCAGGCCCGAAAAGAATATCTTGAGATGAGAAAGCCCAAAGCATTGGTCGCTGAAATCGAGCAGCTTGAGTGGCGGTTGGCCCGAACAACAACAGCCCTTGAGTCCGCCCAAGCCGAAGCATACGCCTTCCGCAAGCTGGCGGTGTCGTGGTGGCGACAATGTAAGGAGGCGAAGTCACAGAGGTAGCTCCCTTTGCTTTAATCGCTCAACCGCTATGGCACAATACTTTTCCTCGATTTCGATGCCGATGAATTTCCGCCCAAGCTGTTTCGCCGCGACAGCCGTTGTGCCGGAACCGAGGAAGGGGTCAAGGACGGTCTCGCCGAACAAAGAGAATATGTCCAGAATCCAGCAATTCATATCTAAATTGTCCGGACATGGATGGTTAAGATGTTTATACTTGTGATTGAGAGAATCAAATGTCACTACATCCCGCTGGATACGTTTCACCGCTTTGTCATAGACCAACAACGGTTCCCAACAATTATATCCGCCAAAGCGATTAAAACTCGGTGATGATGGCTTGTGAATTACGATTGTCCAGATTGATTCGGGATATTTTTCAATATGAAGAACCCCTGGGGTGAGAACAAATCTTTTGGAAACAAAGCGGGATAGATTCCACCATTTACTACAAAACGAACGGTATTGTTCGGGCGATAGATTATCAGAGAATGATTCGTAACGCTTTGAATATACCCCGATACCACGAGTCGCATTAAACGGAGGATCGGCATAGACCAAATCAATCGACTTGGCCGGTATCTTCGGCAGGATGTCCACGCAGTCGGCGTTGTATATTATCCCGTACTCATCCTCGTAGTACGGCGTGACGCCGATGGCGGCTACAATTTCCTGCAAAGTCACATCATCCCTGCTTCCTCGGCCAAGTGGAACAGAACGTCCGGCCGATAAAGTAACAACCCCTTAGTCGTGGTCAGCCGCGCGCCCTCGATTTCGGGCTTGTACTTTTTCACCCACTTCTCAAGCTCGATGTCTTTCTGCTCATCGGGCAAGAGAGCGGGCGCAAAGGCAGATCGGTAGGCTTCAGTGTGCTCGATGAACTCGTGCTCGCCCATGTTCTCGAATTTCAGGCTGTGATAGACAATGTGATTTTCGGCCGGTCCATAGAATCGAGTGTGAGGTTTGAGGTGAAGACTATGCCCTCCCGATTCTATTTCAACGCTTGATAGTTGTGTCGCAAACTCAAACCGCAAATGATGAACGGCCGCCATTTCACCGGTATCGGGACAGACAAGGAAACTTTCCGTATCGTGGTCGTGCATGGCGGCGGAATCGTAGTAGTGGTAGACCATATAGAGAAGATACAGACTCCCCTTCTTCGCTTTCCGCGCCGAAAAGTACAACGGTGGCTCAAAGTTTATTTGGTCTGTCTTGTCCGCACCAATGCGGCAGATAAAGTCTTCTGGCCCCCTGATGCACTGACGGATGATAGGGCAATGTTTCTCTGCCAACCGCTTTGCTTCAGGGGCATAAACTACGGGCAAGCGTTCAAGTTGGAAGTCGGTCATTGGGTCTCCCTAATGCCAAGTTCTTTTAGGTCTTTCTCTCCGACAATCGTGCAACGGAAAACGCGAAACTTCCCATCACTGCCAATCGGAATCGCCGCAATGTCTTTAGCCGTAAACTCGGCAACCAGAACTTTGAACCCCGTCTTGTAACGGCGCAAACACCAGTCCAGCGTCGCGAGGTTAATCCCGTTAGCACAATCAACACTCTCGTCGGTATTGGCCGCGCCGACCTCGTAAGATTTACCCATCTCATAGGTGATGCCGCCATTGTACGGCCCAACGCTATTCTCATTAACAAGTTTATAGGCTCGTATGAGACCAGGTTGGTCGAGCAGCAGATACAGTGGAGTAGTTATATATTTTGTGACACCCATAGTACCGGACAGGTTGGCACCGGACAGGTCGGCATAGAGCAGGTTGGCACCGGACAGGTCGGCATAGAGCAGGTTGGCACCGGACAGGTCGGCACCGGACAGGTTGGCATAGAGCAGGTTGGCACCGGACAGGTTGGCACCGGACAGGTCGGCACCGGACAGGTTGGCATGGGACAGGTTGGCATAGGACAGGTGGGTACCGGATTTTATTGCCGCTTCAACAGCCAGTCGAAGCATCTTAGCCTCAACACTAAAGAGTATGGCACCCGTAAATCTGTGTTTGATTTCAAATTTCATTGGGTCTCCTTGTACGCAAACTCAATCTGCAAGACGTTCGTATCTTTCGCTCTGAAAGCCCTCGCGTCACTGTCCCCGTTGGCTATCTTTAATCGCTCAAACAGTGAGGGACAGTTGAACTGGAAATAGCCATGATTGTTGTTGTCAATCAACAGAACGTCAGCCTCGGCCAGTTCGCCTTTGGCAACCTCGGTTAGCCGCATCAGGTTTGGTTTGGGAATAGAGACGGAGAATCGCATACCGTCAACAATTCCCGCCATTTCAGACAAGCCTCGTGACAGCGAGATTCTCCGGCCAGAGCCAAAGGTGACGTAGATTTCATGTCCGGGCCGTCGCGGGGTGCGTATGTTAGTCAGGGGTTTATCCATTATATCGGTTCCTTTCTTTTCAATTCCTCAAGTGCTTCGGCCCATCGAAATTCTGCCTTCTTTTTGTGCTGGCCGAGCAGCCATATCATAAACCGTCTGCCCGTCACGCGCCTTCGCTCAATGTCGTAGTAGCCTTCCTCAGCAAAGTTGTGACAAGTGGGGCACAGGGTAATCCCGTTTTCCACAACATCCAAGTCGGGTTGATTGGGCCGCTTCTTGATGATGTGATGTGCCTCTAACGGCTTGCGCCCAGGGATGATTTGGCGCACCTGTAACGCCTGGGTCATATCACGGGCAAGACTTCGGCATTGCAGATTCGCGCACCTGAATCCATCGGCTTCTAAGACAGCCCAGGCAAAGGCGTCACGACGGAGCTTACGACGACTCTTTTCCCCTTGCCGCTCTTTTCTGGTGTTGGGCTTCTCTATCACTTGACTTCACCCTTCTCAATATCTCCGAGCCAGCTTGACTGTTCAAGTTCTTTCTTCCCGTTCAGCTTTTCGGCCAGCGCGTCGGTCTTGGTCTTGGGAATCAGCCCTAACTCCCCGCGTAGTTCAGCGGCGGCATCGGAAGAAACTTCGCCCTCGATAGCCTCAATCACTGGCGGGACTTGTATTTCACCAGCTTCGCTTTGATTGTCAAGATGAACAGCCTCGACAAGGTTGGTTGTTCCAAGTGGAACGGTCTTGATATTCCGTTTTATAGAAGACTTGAGGGCCTGGGGCATCGGCCATTTCACCCACGGCGTTTCTCTTTGCTTGTCGGCGGGAATCCGTGAAAGAGCGGCATCCCGAATCTGTCTCAATTCGGGAATGGTTAGGACATTCATCGAGGGACGGTTCGGCATCAACTTGTTGTAGAGAGCGGAATAGATATGAATCACATCCCCTTCTTCCCACGTGGTCAAATCCCCGTTATCAAACTTGGGGACGTGTCGATACCAGACCTGTTCGGTGTTCCGCTCAAACTCCCAAATGTCATCTTTACGCACCGGCGAAACCTCGGCTCCGGTGATAACGCCATCCCTGAATCCCATGTAAAGAAGCCCCTTATATCCGGGGATCAGTTGAATCTTGTCCTTGAACGGAACAAGATAGGCATGCTGGGCGGTCGTGTTTGGGAGTAATCCCCATTGAGCGCATTGCAGGACTGCCGTGACAAAACTCATTATCTCACAAGCCGCCAGTTTCGGATTGTCCCGAACGGCCATCATTGCGGAGCGCACTACGACCGGCATAGGGAAATACTTCTCATAAATCGGTTTCGCATAGTTGGCCCACTGAGTCATGGCCTTATCAAGTTGGGCGAATCGGGTCATTACTTCGTTAGTCTGCTCCATCACTTCTCCTTTTTCCAGTATGACCTTATTACGCGGCTATGTTTGGTGAACTTTTCAATCAGCGAATGAGGTGCGTTCAGTTCTTCGGCCACGTTCTTCCAACTCACTGCCTGTTGAGGCTTGAAGGTTATCTTCCCAAACCCCCCGGTTACGCAGGCGGTTGCACCCATAGCGGCGGCTACCTGATTCTTGCACTCCTGTTCCTGAACCTCAAGTTGACTGATGGTTTTGGCACAAATCTGCCACTTGCTGATAATGGGCAGTAAGTGTTCCGGGGCTTCGATTTCCTCCCCCGTAGTTTCAGGGTACATCCGCTTGATGGTTTCGGCGGTGGAGTCGGCTCCGGTGATTTCGGGCGGTTCCCCTGCATCTAACAGTCTCTTGAACTCAGCATAGGCGGGAAGGGCAATGGCCATGATTTCAGGCTTGTGGGGTAATTGGAACACCTTGAGGCGGTTCCCACCCAACAAGGCCACCAGATACGCCAGAATCGGCTCCGAGGTGCCTTCTTGGGCAACATAGCGCTGGTGTTGGACCTGTAAGTTGTACTGGTCGGGGACTGAATCTGACCACTCATCTCCCCAGTCTGACATATTGAAACTGCCAATGTTCTTAACCTCAACGGTCGCAAGGATTTTGCGGTCCTCCCCAAATATCAGGCCGTCAAACTGGCAGCCGATGTACGGAACTTGGTCCGAAATGCCAAACCAGCCGGTTTCAATGGTGGTCCCAATTTTCTTTTGGGCTTCCTCGATGATGATGGGTTCAAGGCGGCGGCCCCAAAACATCGGCTCATTGTCCGCGTCCGGCTCAATCAGTCCTTTTTTGAGGCAGTAGAGGTCGTAGGCCGTTCGGTACTTGTTCATACCGAGAATTGTTGCAGCGTCACTGGCCCCGATAACCGAGTGGTGCAGTTCGAGGAAATGGCCCTCGTTTTCAATCTTGATTAGTTTCATGGGTTTCCCTTCTTCGTAAATCCGTCACACGATTCAAGCCAAATGGGGTCAAAATTGAAGGGCCAAAAAAACCACCCACTTGCTCTGCCATGCGGATTCCCGGTTACGTTTGCGTTAGTGTTTGCGCACTCACTATGGCAATCGCCAGGGATTGACCGCCGGTGCAAGCATTCATAACAATTCGGTTTTGTACTCATGGCTTCTCCTTCGGATAGTCGGCAGGGCGTCCTCTCGTAATTTCGTCCGTTGTTCGCAGGTCGTTCTGATTGGCCAAGCCCATATCCAATAACAATTCGATTAACTCGTCAGCAGGCGAACCAACCAAAACGAGGGTGGGGCCGTCGTGGATTTTGACCGTAACTTTCCTCATACTTTTTCCTTCATTCTGCAAATTCCGGCTCCGCAGGTATCGGGTTTATGGTTGTTGACGTGGGTGCACTGTTTCCCACACACAGGACAGACGGCGCGATTCATCCGTTCGATGTCTTTCTCGGTGGCACCCTTGGCCCGCAGTGTATCTTTCGTCTGATCAGTCAGGGTCATTGGTTTCTCCGTGCTTTGATTCTGGCATGGTCAAGCTCCTTACATGTTCTCAAGAGCTTCTTCGGCTTGTTCTCTGGTATCAAACGGACCGGCGAGTATCACATATCCGCACTCGTTGTCCGGCGTTGGCTCATGATCCAGGTCCCATCCTAAGATATGGATTGTACCCTCGTATGGGTCTTGTCCGATATAGAATCTATCTCGTGCCATATTCATTCCTTTCCTGCTGGCATGACCAGCGTGTTATCTAAGATAGTTGACTCCCCATTCACCGAAGCACTTATCCCAAGTTGATGGAGCATATAGTTCTCCGCGTTTGTGTTTAGCGGGCGTGGACCAAGATGCGGGCTTGAAAATATCCCCACTCTTTACTTCGCCAAGAGCCTTATTGGTAAGGTCGTATTCGGCGATAAAGCAGTGCACCGAGGCTTGACCCCCTTGACCCCCGACGATTCGGTAAAACTTGTTGAGCCGCTTGTAACTGTATGGTGCTAAGTTGGGTCGTTTAGTGTTGAGCCATTCGACTAAGACTTGGACTTCTGCGTCTGTCATTTCCTCTGCTCCTTTCTGTTTGGTGTGTGTTTTGATGGCATGGTTATTTGTTCAACTCCTTCATTTCACTGGTTGAAAACCTTCGGCCAAGCGAGCATCTATCTTGGCCAGCTGTTCTTTTCGGTAGGCGTTATATGCCTCAATCGTGACAATGCGCGTCCCGCCGTGTCCTTTATAGACGGGCGAAATCATTACGGAGGGAATCCAGTACGAGCCAGTGCGCTCGGTATGGTCGCGCTCTTTGTAGTCGTCTGGCAGTATGCTGTACAGTGTTCCCCATTTGCCCGTCTTAACTTCTACAACGGTTCCGAAGTGGCTTGTATTCGCCATATCCCCATGATTGTAGAGGCGTTGACCGGTGTTGAGTGTTTCCATTTTCCTAACCTTTTGATTTGTGGTTCCTCTGTCTACCCCAAGTATCGGTCAACGGTCCATATAAGTCAAGGGGAAAATTGTAGATAACGAAAATAAAGGTTAGTAGATTGGCACGAGAGGTGCTATGGTCAAAAAGCTGAAGATTCTGCTTGCGTGGGGTATTGTTGAGCGGTATGCTTGGCGCATGATAAGGTTGATTGTAATTACAAATTTCCCAGTACCGAAAGCCGTAAGAGCCAAGATGGTCCACGTGACCAGCCTTATCATCTCTTGCGGCTTTTCGGTCACTGGTTGAGGGGTCACGGATGGCTGAATACGTCAAGGTGTGGAATCGCGTAACCGGTGAAGAATGGTTCCAATCGTTGTCCTGTTTGGAACGGGGATTCTGGTTTCAAGGGCTGATCCTTGCTAAAAATGCTGGAGATTCCGGTGACTTTTCATGCGCGTCGGCCTCACAGTTGGGCAAAAACATGGGTTGTGACGGGTCTACGGGGCGTAAAATTCTCCGAAAATTCATCTCACTTGGAAAGTGGCAGGTCCGAA